AATTGTTTTACCTGTTTTTAGTTTGAATGCCACAGTTATGATCATTAATAGTAGATCTTAAAGCTTTCTAAATTCGAGTTTAGAAACATTAAAGATCAAGCATATTAACTCTATTCTATGGTTATTGGCAAGATCACAGGCTATTTGGCTTTAGGTCTTGTCGGTGCTTTTCTTCTGAATGCCTTAATCAGGCCAGCATCGGCTATAGGTACAGGCGCAGCTCTTACAGAAACAGGTTCAGGTATAGCCTCTATCGGTTCGGGAATAGGGCAATCTCTTAGGTCTATTGGTTCCGGTTCAGCAAAGTTGCTGGATCCCCTTTTCTCGTTAAGAGATTTGGTTTATTCTTCGGATGTTTCCGGTGGTGCTAATGTAAGTCCAGTAGCCCAAGTTGAGGGTGAAACTAATAACGGAAGATTAACACCATCAAGCAGTACTATTACCTGGTCCTCTGGAACTACAGCCAGTGTACCTAGTCTAAGCCCTGCAGCCAGATCATACTATCGCTCTTTAGGGGTTAGGGTAACATGAGAAAAGGAAGTAAGGAAGCGAAAGCATGGGGCCGTAAAATGAAACGACTTAGAGAAAAACCTAAAACTAAACGAAGAAAAACTAAAAGAAAAACTACTACTCGAAGAAGAAGAACTACCAGGAAAGGTATGCTTACTTTGGGCCGAAAACGTGCCTATTCTAGACGTAAAAGTAGAAAATCAGAAAGTGCCTGGTCTTTCTAGTATATAACAAACGGTTTTCCAAATCAAACCGATTTTAAACCCAGATGTATTTCTCACCTTTACATTTTGGGCAGTCAATAGTTGTATTGTAAACTGGGTCTAGTTTGTTAGAACCTGTCTGAAGATCTACGGTCCTAACTATGCCATGTGGTTTGCCAGTTTCAGTATCAGCGCAACAATCACAGGGTGTTAGTTCCTTGATCTTCACTTCCAGGTTGGGCCTCTTTATTACTGGTGTTGGCTGTTTTGATTTTTTCATAAATTCTTTCAACTATAGCAGGATCTTTCTTAACTGCTTCTTCAACCTGCGGAACCAGGAAGGATGCGGCCTTTCTGTACTTGTTTGGTATCAACTGCATGATAACTTCACCTAATCCATTGTTCTTCATGTCGGTGTCTGTTACTGCAGGGCCGTCTTTTATTCTGTTAATACTTGATTTAAGCCGTAAAATTTCTTTGCGATAGTCTTGTGCTTCTTCTTTCTTACTATCTGCTAAATATTTAATATCAGCCTCAAAGTCCTTGATACGCTGCCTAGAGTGTTTATTAATACTAGACCTACCCCTAGCAATGAAACAAGCGGAAATACCTGCAGATATACACGCCACCAGGATAAGTGCTGAAGATAGAAGCTCTTCCATACCATAAAGTGTAATAAATTACTTAGATCTAAGCGTTTCTAACCTCAATATTATCTCAATACTACTCTAATGTAGCTCATAAAACCTGACAAAAAACCCCAATAATGGGGTGTTCTTATCCCTAGGTAAGGAGCATCGGAGGCAGTGGAATGCGGTGGAGGGGGAATTAGTGGAGGCTGTAGGTTTACTACAGGTTATTATTCGGTGCAGACCTGTAGGCTAATTCAAATTGTGTGTGTGTACATAAATACTTGTAGAACAGATGTTCTACATGGGAGGGGTTTAATGTTTAGTAATAAGATAGAATTTCACACAAACTTTAACCCACTTAGCAGCAGCGCGCGCTTAATGTATAATTCTGCTCCAATGAAGTGGTTAACCCCCCCTGCATTACCAAAGAACCAGGCTTCTGGTGGGGGTGAATAAATGGACTGGATGAACGCACCAACTAAAACAGCACAACAATCGGGCCGGAATATCGGTGGAGTAAAAACTAGAATGTGGATAACTAACCCGATCTCTTTTTGGGCCTTACTTGAACAGATCAGATCTAAAAATGGATTCAAGGATGCAAACGAAACTATGTTTTATTGTGTTATGGAAAAGGCAAAAGAGATCGGTCTAGAAGTATGATGACTTTTGAACCTTCCAAAAATTTTGTAGGCCTTCAACCAACTATTGAAGAAGTTGTTTATGAAGTTATTCCACGCAAAAAATGCAAGCAGTGTAAATGTTATTTGTCTAAAGGAACAGTAAGCATTTTCTGTTTAAGGTGTTCCAGGAAAAGAATTGACATTTCCTAAAACCTGTTTCAACCCAACTTGCAAATGTAAGGACCTGAAGATAGTTAGAGAAGTAACCTTACGTTGTAGTAACTGCCATTGTGGCATAAAAGTTGATGAAAGAAAAATAGAACCGCACGATTCATTATATGATCTTGAACGCCAGGATAATCTACTTTTGGCGGTTGTCAAAGATGGAAAGGATAGCACATAAAAATTTCAGAAGCACAATCTGAAATTTAATCCATATTTTTTTATTTATTATCAATCATTTAAGCACCCATAAAAACATAAAACGCATTATCAATCGTAGCTGGTGCGATTAATTTAAAACCTCTAATTGCTGCTGCTGTACCACCACTAAAGTCTTTATTATAAATTGAACCTGTACCCCCATTAGCTCGGGTTGCTATATTATATGTCCCGCAAGCATTACCACCAATTTTTTTATTAAAAATCCACATTTGAATATTAACCGTTTCTGCAGTTATTGCGATACTGTTAGTTAATAATGCACTAGATGTGTTTATTTGTTGAAAAAGTGCATTGTTATAAAATCCACATACTTGATAATACGCACCTGTCATTAAATTACCTGCAGTATCATACCATTGTATCTCAGGTGCATTTGTTACATCAGCGTCAAACGCACAGGAAAAATATAACATATTATAACTATCTGCTGCTGCATGTGAACCAGTATCTATTGAAGTGCCTGCTACTGTTTGTTCGTCTATAATAGTCCAAGTTGATGCACCGGCTGCCGGTGTAAAATATTCTGGTGCGGTTGCGCCTGCATTTACCTGGATTTGCTGCGCTGGGGTTCCTATCGCTAAACGTTGTAAATGACTCCCATCACTATAAACAATATCTCCGGCCGTTAAACTTGCTTGAGTAACATTATCCATATTCAAGCTTCCACCGTCTTGAACTACGGTCCCGTCATGTGTATGCGGTTTCAATACATTAGAACCACCACCAGAAAAGCCCATGATTAACCCCTATCTGTTCTGAATCTTTGTGCTTCTGTACTTACATAAATTGGCGTAACTTGAGCTAAGATGTCACATGTTCCGGCTGCGCCAGATGTTACTTCAATAGATACGATACTTTGATTGTTTATGTTTTGATCAGAACCGGAACTTAATGATATGGCTGGCTGGCCGTTTACTGAAAAAGTGCAGGCGTTAGCTCCGTCTTGATTTTTAATCGCTGCTGAAATTGCATAAGATCTGTATTGTGACGGATAGTGGATGGTCTGAGTAGTGGCTGCTGGAACTATGTCAGAAACATAAGTTGATTCTGCAGTTGTGTCAGAAGGTTTTACGTTTACTAAATATCCCTGAATTACTTGAGGCATTTAAGCCACCTAGAAAAGATTAGCGTATTTTACCAGGAATGAATAGTTCGCTGCTACACCGGCTGTCTGCGCACAGTTGTAAGCAACCTGCTTACCACCTGCTGCCGAACCCACTTGGATTGGCACTGGACCTGGAATTACACGTCCAGCCGAGGCGGGATCGGATGAGTTACTGAAAAATGTTACACCAGTCTCTAAGCCGTTAATCAATAATCTGTCCTGGTAAATGTCTGCTGCTGCTGGTTGTGGATTTGAAACGGAATCAAGGATGGTATTGCTTCGGTTCAACTGGGTTATTGTTAGACCAGTTATATCGTCAGTGGCTAAGCCAAAAACGCCTAATGCTAAACCACCTGAAGGGGTCGTGTAAGATCTCATTAATGGAACAGCCATTTTAGAGGGTCTCCGTTAGTGTGTTATCTAAGGCCCTGGAACCAGAAGCATGGCCTGCGAATTCTGCTAATACTGCACCGGCTACGGATTCTAATCCACCTACGCCAAAACTGACTGCTGGAAGAATTACTTTGCCTAGTGTGCCTCCCATAAGACCAGGAGATACTGCATTTAATGCGATAGTTCCGAGTGCTACAATACCTGCACCGGCTAGAACTTTGTTAATTGTTTTACCTGTTTTTAGTTTGAATGCCACAGTTATGATCATTAATAGTAGATCTTAAAGCTTTCTAAATTCGAGTTTAGAAACATTAAAGATCAAGCAT